CAGCGGCGTCAGTTGCTGTCAGAACATCTTCAATAAACCCGGTTTGACTGGTGTCCCCAGTGTCAAACACCAGTTCGACCGTGCCAGAGCCGGAAATCATGCTGCCGACAAACGTGCGGGAGCTCTCTCCGTGCTTTGTGGTGTCTAGAGTTTCTTTGGTGATGTTCAGCGTCCAGCTGCGAGTACCTGCAATAGCAGCAAGAGTGCCTCCGCTGGCCTCAAACTTAACGGAGCCTTGCTCTCCACGGAGGATAGCCATGATTAGACATAAGGAAGGGTCTATACCTTCGAGTCTAACCCTTTAGTTGCGTAGCAACACGCCCTTAGCCATGGTAACCGGCAACAATATGCGGGGTTAATGCCACGGTTCCAGAGGATATAGAGGCGATGCGCATTCGGATCTTTGTGGCTGCCTGTCCGGCGTAGAAATAGACGTACTGTCCAGCAGCATTGATGGTTTTGCTGGTGTCAACCGTAAACCAGTTGCCGTTGCCGTTGAAGTTAGCCTCTAGAGCAAGGGTAAAGTTGGCAGAACTGGTGACGTTTGCAGCGAAACTGTATTGACTGCAATGAGCAGCAATTTCAAACCAATCGTCAACATCGGCCATTACATTGCCGGTGTGCTCAACTGTGTTTGTAAAACGGTCAATAACCGTGGTTCCAACGTTAGCCATGTTTACTTTTTCCGTTTTTTGGCGGTTTTGGCCGCTTTTTTGAAGTCTTTTGCGGTGGGCGCTCCAGGGTCACCCGGTGAGCGCATTTTTTCGCCAGAGCCGGCTTTGATGCGGCGGCGTTTTGCCGCGATGTTGGCGTAAAGACCCTTTTTCTTGGCTGGCATGGCTCAAATTGCGGTATTTAGGGTGCCGTAAACGGCTACATCTTCTTGCCGCCCTTTTTGGTGCCTTTTTTGGGCTTCTTTTTGGAGCCGTAATGGCCAGGCATGGCTAAAAAGGCGGATTTACACCGATTTTAGCTATGGAATTGGGTGGAAAGCTAGGGGCCGCTCGCGCGCTGACACCCCCTCACCGCTGGCTTTCCGGGCAACGGACGATCGATACCGCCTGAAAAGGTGGTTATCGGTTACATATTAAACAAGAACGTTCCAGGGCACGGGTTGGTGTAGTACAATGGTTGTATGAAGAAACAAATTCCGGTTAACAGGCGGCTCACGTTGGAGCAGGTTGCTTATGTCTTGGAAAGTGCTGAGGGGGATAGGGCACTTGCCAGGGAGTTGGGGGTGGTTCATGTTGTAATTAGTAATATTAGGAATGGCAAGACTTATGGCGAAGTTAGGCCGGATTTGCCGAGGAGGACTAATAGAAGGTGCCCGATGTGTGAGCACTGGGTGTATTCAAGTTGTGGTTTTGGGTTTCCGGAACCGAAGAAAGAAGGGCACCTTTTTGCGGCGCTTTGCTCTTACTTTGAGGAACGTTCCACGGTGAAGGGGGTTGGGGTTTAGTAGAGGCGGTAGTTGGTTTGGCCGAGGGTTTCGGGTTTGGCCAGGTTGAATTGTTGGAGGACGAGGTAGCCGAAGGCGTCGAAGGCGTGGTCGACGCCTAGGTTTTTGTTGGGGAGGCCCGTTCCAGGGGCGTAGGTGAGGGTGCGGAGGGATTTGATTAGTTCTTTGCAGCGGGGGTGGATGAGGACGCGGCGCGTTCCAGAGGCATCGAGGAGGGCGGTGTTGACGGCGGTGATTTTGTCGCGGATTTTCCAGGGGCTGCGGGGGCTTTGGACGGTGAAGCCCGATTTGCGGAGGATGGCGTGGTCGGTGACGCCGACGCCGCTGGTTTTGCGCGCTCCACCCGTGGGGTCCGGGCAGGCGATGATGCGGCGGTCGATGCCGTAGCGGGTGGTTACTTCGTCGGCGAAGTCCCAGGTGGTCGCTCCACCCGTGAGCATGATTTCGTCGAAGACGTAGAGGGTGTCTTTGGATTTGACGGCGCAGATGCCGGACATTGGGTCGACGTTGAAGTCGACGCCGAGGAGAAGGGGGAGGACGTTGATGTCGACGGCGTCCGTGGAGATGTTGGCGTCGCTGAAGCTGATGGCGACGAGGCCGGTGAGGTTCTCGAACGACGCTTCGAATTCCTGGCGGAACGTGCGCGCATCAAGCTGAGCGCGGGCGGCTTCCACTTCCTCGGCTGGGACGTTCCCGCCCTCAATCGTGGTGTAGCACCAGCGGCGCCATTCGTTGGTTGGGTCATCTTCGCAGTAGCACCAAAGGTCGTAGAACCATGAGGCCGTTCCATCCGGGGTGGAGATGAAGAGGGCCCAGCCTTGTTTGTCGGCAAGGGCGGGGCGGATTACCTCGAACCAGACACTGGAGTCCATGAAGGCGGCTTCGTCGAGGACGACGCCCGAGAGGGAGCGGCCGCGGAGGGCCATTGCGTTTTCGGTGCCCTTCAGTTCGATGACCGATCCATTCACAAGTTCGAGTTTGAGATCGGTCTCGTTTTTGCTTTTGACCCACGGGGCGGGGACGAGCTTTTTGAGCACTTTCCAGGCAATGTCCTTCGCCATCCGGTAGGTGGGGGCGCAGTAGAAGAAGGTTTCGCCGGGGCGGGCAATCGCTCCACGCAGAAGTTCGACGCAGGCGAGGTAGGACTTGCCGAAGCGGCGGCCTGCAACGAGGACGCGGAAGCGATGTTTATCTTTGAATACTTCCCCCTGGGCGCGACGCAAAGTTAGAGGGTCTGCGGTTTTTAGGGCCATGGGTAGCACATTAACTCAGTTTTCAACCCCTACCCCCCTGTAGCACAGTAGAAGTATTGTTGGATTTATCAGTAGGTTCCCCCGCACCTGAAAATGATTCTCAATATCTGCAATGGTACCCCCGTACTAGTGACACTTGCTGACTGTCACATAGTACACCTGTTCTTGTAACTCAGATTGAATTTTTTAATTGTTAAGAATTGTAAATGTTACAAAGTTGTAACAAAACCAGTTTGACTAGTGTCACACAGTAGTACCTAGTAGTACAGTTCTTCTGTTATACTTTAGTTATGGAACAACTCAGTTCCTAACTCAAACTCACCCACAGTTTAGTTCAACAATGTTGATTAATTTTGTCCGGCGTTACGATTGCGCTTTAATTGTTCTTTCCTTTGTTGTTACACTCGGCACGCTCGCTGTTTACTTCGGAAACGAAGACAATCAGAAGATCGCCGAATGTATCGAGTCCGGCAGATCTCAGGCAACGTGCCAGCTGATCATTAAGGGCCGATGACTGACAAGGAAGCGCTACTTATTCTCTGGCGTTGTTATATCGACAACGCTGAAGATTACGAAGGATTGGTTGATGACTTGGGGCTTACTTTCCTCAACGGGAGCACGGTCCAGGACTTGGCCAGAGAATGCCTCGAATGTGAGGAATTAGAAGACGAGGAGGAGGCTTAGGCCTCCCCTTTTTTATCATTCTTCTATGTGGATGTTCAGCGTCGGAACCTGTAGTGCCAACTGTTCTGGGGCTGCCTCGCCGATCACTTTGCCCATATCTGCGAGCAACATTGCAACGGTTTGAAGTTGTCCTTTTTTAAGGGCTTTTTGTACCGTTGCAAGCCGCAATGCTTGGATTTGGTTAAGCAGATTTTCCCTTGTTTCGATTTGTTCCGTCTGAAGACACTTCATTGCGGCTGCATAGTCCCTGCCTGCTGTCACTTCAGACACTCCAAACCTATCCATCACTTTTTGGCAGACTTGGCGACGGGTTCCACCTTCCAACATCACGGTATAGGCGTAGTTCATCCGCTCATCCATTCGGACCTTCGAGCCCTTCCCACCGCGCCACCGCTTGTTCTCATCGTTGGCAACACTGGTTGGCTTCTCTTTCCCGGCTTCGTTATCAGGCACGGCCCAACAATTGTTAACGATGACCACATCCTAACTGGTGAGACCGCCGCTAGCTATTGCCAAATCCTGATTTATTGTGCTACATTAAAACAGTGCACGGGGCGCAGCCCCCAAGCACGGGCCACCCTTACCCGTTCCACCCATGTCACTACCCGAAACCGACTACGCCGCGCAAAACGCCGCGGCGCACCTCGAAGAAATCCTCTGCCTGTACGAACTCACAGGCCACGACCCAACACGCTCCATCCATAACCTCAGCGACCCCGCCATCGCCTTTGCTACTTCGCAGGGTTGGGATCTGGGGCCTGATGGTGCCGACACGCTCCAGGACAACATCGCCCAGTTTTGCCACGAGCAACCGCTCGACATCCGCTACACGTGGTACTGCAAAGCGGGGGACGTTCCAGAGCCTCACAATCCCGACGGCTTCGACATCCTGCTGAGCACTGGCGGGCCTGAACTACGCATAACGGGCCAGCTAGACGACGGTCGCGCGTACAGCGCAGTGATGGAGCACCGCGACTGGGCTAAGCCTTGGCAGTCCGTTCCAACCAGCAGCGACCAGGACGACGCTCTGCGCTGGTTTGCCGAGATGCTCTGCGTCCTGTGAACGTTCCAGGCAATCCAGAAAATCCAGCCTGTCCAGTTTTTCCAGAAATGGCATCCCAGCAGATGATCCAGCACCGCCACTCCGTCATCCGTGGATGGCTTGAAAGTGGCGTCCCACCGCAGAACGTCGCCACCATGGCGGCGTCACGGTTCTTCGTGAGTCGTTCCACCGCATACGACGACATCAAAACCGTCATGCAAACCATTGAGCTATCCGACGACGGACCAGCCAATGAGGAGGTGTCGGAGTTCAACCCGCAGGCAATCCGCGGAATGCTCCAATATCAATTCGACATCGCCGCGGCTAATGGGGACGTTCCAGCCATGACAAAGCTGGTAGCCGCTATCGACAAGGTCAAACAGTGGCAAGCACCCTGTCAGACCTCCGTCTCCCCCTACGCGTAAGACTCACGCGACTCAAATTGAAAACCCTTTCACACGTTCCAACCATGTATCTCGCAGACGACGACAGCACCAACCTTCAGGACTACTTGACTGAAGAAGAGCTGGAGCAATTACAGATCGAGCAGGAGCAGGACGACTACGAACGTTCCATCCCTACAGCTGCAGAACGTAACCCCAACCTCAAATGACAATTACCGCAATGGCTGAGCAATACGCTCCAGGGCTAAGGCACTTGGCGATGAAGCTCGAACCCTTCGACTCCGTGATCTGCTCTTGGAGTGCAGGGCCGCAGCCCGCTGGTGGCGGTGCCTGGGGAGACGCTCCACACATCACGATCCAGCCCGAGACGCTTTACCACGAAGGGCCGATCTTTATCTGTATCCGTGGTGAACACGATTGCACCGTGGTCACAGACTTTGGTGAGGAGTATGAGATCACGTTCCAGGCAGTCCTGGACTACCTGCGAAATCTTCCTAAACCCCTCCACTACTTCGCTGACTTATGAAACTCAACACACTCACGCTCCAGGAATTACATCTGCTGCATGACTCCATTTACTGGGAGTGTGCATTCCTCGAAAAAATGAAATGGTCTGACTGTGCACGCTTTAGGAAACTGGAGGCGTTGCAAACCAAAATCATGGCCTACATCGAGACGCGATCATGATTACGTTCCAGGGCATACAAGAAGTTCAGGCCCCCACTTGGGGTGAGGAGGTGAGACTCGTGTATCTCATCTTCAGATCTGATGAAGGTAGGACTGTGCGGTGTCAGACGTTGGCGGCTTCCTTGAAGGAGGCCGTTGAACGTTCCAGGGCTAAGTACGGACCAGGGGAGGTGGTCAGGTGGGGAACTAGGAAGCTTCCCATTGAAAGCCTTCTGCTAGGCGGCGGAGAAGTGCTCCGTGGGCGTCGTGACCACGATCACCTCGACGACTTCATACGGCTTCGTCCGTAACGTTCCAGGCATCAGGGTCTAGTGGGTGATCTGCCACGTAGGCCCTGAATATCTCTTTGAGGTCTTCGGATTCCAAGCCAAGCTCCAAGGCTTCGCGAGCGACGTTGGCCTGGCCGGTATAGATCCGTTCCAGGGATTCCTTTAAGCCTCCAACTTCTGCATAGCGTTCCAGATATCCATTCTTTCTAGCCATTGACACTCTGCCCCTCTCAATTCTAACTCACTAAGCAAGCGGACCTGAGGCGCACCGCTGCGACGTGCCACCACAATGGCTCCGCTTTTCGCCTTAATCCCTGTCAGGTGCTGAAGTCCCAAGGAATACGCTCCAGCCTGGCAGATGTAGTTGGCCAGCATTTCCTCGCTGCGAGCGTTGGCGCTGGTCTTCCAGTCAGCGACGCAGAGCGTGCCATTGACGTCGATTAAGGCGTCAGCCGTTCCAGCCCAGCCGCGGGGGTCATGAATGGAAAATTCCACCGCGTGAATGGCGGTTACATTCTCTCCAATCCATCCACGTAGACCTCGGGCGTAGCCAGAGGCGCTCCAGGGGACCCTAGGAGCCCCCTGAATGGCTTTTTCGAGGGCCCAGGTAGTGATTCCCTTGGGAGCACGTTCCAGGCCATCGGAGCCGCTTCTCCAAGCTCCTCGCTTATTTGCGCTATTACGCGCGAGTTTTGCTGCCGTTTTGAGGATGTACTCCGCGTGATCATGTGTGAGAGTGCCACGCTGGCAAGCAATGTCCCGCTCAGTAAGAGAGCCGGGCTTTTGAATCCAACGGTCCAGAGCATCTTTTTGCCATTGAGGTGAGGTTTCTTTCAGGATGTGGGTGACGGAGGCGTAGACGTTGCCCAGCTCGTCTCGGTAGACCCTGTAAGGGCCGGAATCGTCACGGGTGAGCGCCCAGCGGCGGAGTCCGGCTAATGCTTTTTGTGTATCAATTTGCGGCGCGGTTTTGCTCACGTTCCAGCCAAGCCTTCTGTAGTTGATGCACTTTAGGTTCGATCAAGTGCATTGAGCTGACGACGCCTACAAGGTCGCCGATTGTGATAGAAACGCAGCCATCCTCGAGGATGGTTGTGATCGCTTGGGGGAGAGGCCGTTCCGGCATTGGACTACATCTTTCGGTCAGTTTAGGTATTACAAAAGGGGCTTGGTAGCCCCTTGTAATAGATGCGGACTTACGGACGGTCCTGCCTTAATGGCGGCCATTGTTGGCTACAACAAGCGTCGGCACCACCGCCATTTCTCGACGGAAACCCGTAGCTTCGGCGATCTGCAACTTAGGTGTCCTACCACCCACCAACCACACGGCCCGAGCAGTTGAAGAGCAGATCGCAAGGCAGGCAGGAGTTCGGGTGTATTAAGCCCTAGTCCTGCCGCATAACCTCAGTCGGCCTTAAAGGGGTTTTCCCCGGTCAGGATTCGGTTGATGTCAAAGCCGCCGGAAACTGCATCGCTCCAGGCAGATTCGATGGCGTCCTGACTGCCCTTCTTGCGAGGGACGGGACGGAGGCTGTAACGGGTTTCGAGGCCGTTGCCTTCTTTGCCCATGACAAAGTCCCAGCTCAAAAGGTCGGCATAGTCTTCCATCTGAGAGATGTCGTCCAGCTCGTTTTGCAGGCTCTTTTGAGAGAGCTGCATGATCTGAACGCTGCTGGTTTCGTAGTTGTAAACCGGCACGGCAATGGCGAACTTCACCTTCTCAGGTGCAGTGCCTTCGCGGTTCATGCGACGGCTGTAGTCAGGGCCCATTTCTGCCTCGATGTCGTCGGGGCTTGGGTCTTCTGTGAAGCGGAAAGGCTTGACGCTGCCCTCAGCGGTCTCGCCCCAGCACTCGAAGAACTCGAGAGGTTGGTCAGCGAGGAGAGCGAAGCGGACGTTGCCGCCACTTTGGATCTTGGAGGGGTTGAGGTAACCGCCGCCGCTGCCGCCTGATGCGGCTGCTTTGTTTTTGCTGGAGATGAATCCCATGGATGTTTTGCTGTGGGCGCGATGCCCGGTGCAGCACTAATGTAGCACGGTGACGCACCCTGTCAAGTGCGTTACCATGAAAAAACCCCCCAGTGCTGGTCAGGCATCTGAGGGGTGCTTGTGAACATCCGCGTCTCTAGTGTAGCAAATGAATCTCGTTGAATTTGTGCGGTCATTGCCCCGTGATTGGGCGACTGCACCGATCTACGCCAAAGGCGTGGTGATGCCTAATGGCCGCGAAGCTTGCGGCAAGTCTCCCCTCGGGCGCGCATCCAGAGAAGACATCACTCCGGAAGCGACTGCTGGATATATCGAAAAGGCCCCCGAGACGTTCCAGGCAGTGGGCGTCTACACCGGACAGCGGTCTGGAGGTCTCGTCATTTTTGATGTGGATCTCAATCTGGGATCTATTCAAGAAAAATGGGGAGCCGATCTCCAGAAGGCTCCCCAAATCCGTTCTCCCAAACCAAATGCTGCCAAGTTCCTCTTTTACGTTCCAGAGGATCAGTGGCTGAACGTTGCAGATCTTAGTCATGCAGCTGCTGGGCACGAAGGTTGGGAAGTTCTTTGGGGTCGTCAAGGTCTTCTTTTTGGTGCCTATAAAGATGGCGGCGAGTACACCTTTGAGGGAGATGTAAACGCAATTCCTGATGCTCCTGAATGGCTTTTGGAGCGGATGCGTGAACAGCACCGCAAGCTGAATAAGCGTGATACTGGCCGCAAACTTAAGGACACTCGTTATTCGAACCGTTCCAGGGAAGAAAAGATTGCGATTGCTCAAAGTTGTTTGAGCGTTATTGAGCCTCGTGGGGCCAATAGTGAGCAGTTTTGGTGGGAAATCGGCGCGATGATCCACAGCGAGCTGCCCAATGAGGATGGCTTGAAGCTGTGGGAAGAGTGGAGCCGCCGTGATAACGAATATGCCCACGATTGGGATAACGGCAAAAATCCCTGCGCTGATCGTTGGGAAAGCGGTTTCCGTAGTGGTGGGCTTGGTTTTGGCTCGTTGATTCGTCAGGCCGATTTAGTTGATCGGGACCGTAAGCGATTTCAAAGGGACGATCTTGCACGACTGGTGGCGGAGATCGAGGCGACGCCGATTAAGTACAAGCTTGAATACCTCACGGGCCAGGAGGTGATCGATCGGGCTCTGGAGCTTGAAAATACATTCGAGAACCCGGCTCTACTGGATCAAGCCAAGACTCAGCTTGCTCTGGAAGCTGGGCGTGCCAGGGAAGGAGC